TCTGTAAGTCCACTTAAACTTGAAAATTGAACTTTTAAGTGTCCGCCTCCGTGAACAATTGATGCTGCACTTATACTAGTGCCATTGGTATAACTATCAGAATCAATCACATACCAAGTACCACTTACCACAGAAACAGTAGGTGTTGTTCTCATTGTGACAGGTATAGGTATATTAACACCTGCTAAATTGGTTGTTCCATTTCCCCTACCAAGAAGATAACCAGTGACCCCAGTTGTTTTGTAGTAATACCTTTGACAAAGCGTAAGCTCCTGTCCATATACTGGATGATTAAATTCTGTATCTTCTTCACCAATTTCTAATTGAGCACGTTCTACTTGGAAGTAGTTATTTGCATCTGTTCCAGATGTTCCAGTGTGATTAACATTTACACCAATGACTCTGATATTTTGAGCACACACAGTACTTGTAGTACAAGTAAATCTTTGCATACTTGTAGTAAGAGAACTGGTGATATCTTCTGTTACCAGAACTTGTCTTGTACCAGTATTAATAGTACCCTCTGCATCTGTTCTTGTTACAATCTGTAATGTCAAGTTACCAGTAAATGCAGAACCCTTTTTAACATCAATAGAGAATGTTAATTTCTTTCCTCTTGCTTTAGCAGCATCACTTGTTTCAAGAGTTTGTGCGATTGAACTAAAAGTATTTGATGTAGCATCATTGTGTGCAACTCTTAATGCAAATCTTCCACTATTGTGAGTTCCATTCTCTGCTTGTTGTTGAGTTAATGCGTGTTGATTTCCCCAGCCATACCATCTATCACAAGTGTATGTGTTGACTGTTCCAGATGTGCCTCTTTGCCAAACTTGGAAATCACCATTAATGAGCATATTTCTACGACCAAGGTTTGGTGTAACCTGTCCTTGAATTCCTTGTATTTTACTTAATGCCATTATAGTTTCCTTATTAAGACGGTTCGGCTGGTAAAGAATTCTTAATAGATTCTTCTGTTACAGCTGTTTTGTCATCATTTGACATATTATCATAAGTTGTTTCCCATGTAGCAGGGAAGTCACGAAGTTTTTGACGATACGTTGCCCATGTTGTCTTTACAGAATCAGATAATCCATTATCATCCATTCTTGTCCAATCAGAATCAACCAGAGACTTATTACGAACCGTTCTGCATAATACCATCATTGCAGTTTTCCAATCACCACTAGGAGTAGTAGTTGGATTTGTAATTTTTTCTGGTATTGCTTTATCGCCGTGTAATTGCATATTTTTATCCTTTATATGATAGTATATGAAGCTATGTGTCCAATTAATCTAACATAACCTTGTAAAGTAACATTACCAGTGTCCAATCTAAGTTTAAATGTTGATGTATTTCCACTCCAAGTTACATTTGAAAGTATGTTACCAGCATATGGGCCTTGACTGTCCATTTGGTCATGTCCAGTATATGTGTCACCACCATTAACAAACCCACGCTTAAGAGCACGAGCAGAAGAGTGACCAGACCAATCACTACCATAACATATTACTTCATAAAAATATCCAAGGTGCGTAGTAGGAGAGGTTACAGTAAAGATAGTGGTGTTACTAGTAGATGCACTAATCTCAAAAAAACCAGTAACTTCTCTTTGATTATTGCTTGAACTTTTTTTATGCTCTTTCTCCATTCCATATCTGTATAATTTATCATTAGTTTCATCAAGAACAACTCTGTCACCAGTGCCACCAACAGTAAAACGCATACCATCATCCGAACCAGCCATTGGACGTATAATACCAGCGTTAGTCTGTCCAGACCTACGGAATGAATAACCATCATTACCAGTTGCCTGTATCACTGAACCGTCAGATGAGATAGGCACGCCACCAGAACCAATACCGTATTGGTTGACATGAACTTTATCAGAACCACCTACTTTGATATCAACTTGGTTGTCTGTATCTGCTGTGATAGTTGTGTTTGCATCTGCATCTAAGATTAATTCTTCACCATTTAAATCATAAGAACCAGCTGGTAAACTACCAGTAAGTTTTGATGCTGCCATCCCAACAATTTTTGAATCTGTAATAGTTCCATCAGCAGGAACAACTGAGTTCTCTTCTACACCTTTGAATACGACATAGAAGTTTATTCCAGTTGCGGGCGCTTCAGACATTGTAAGAGTTGTACCATTAACGGTATAAGCTTCTGTAGGTTCTTGGCGAACATTACCTACGAATACTTCAATATCGTTTGGTGATGCAACTGCACTACTTAATGTGAATGCTGTTGTACTTCCGTTTGCAGTGAAGTCTTGTTTAGTTCTTGAAGAGAAACTAGCATTTGGTGTACTTCCAAGATATGGCATAGTTTACTCCCTTATGCTTTTTCCATAAAACCAAGAACAACGTCTATTGCTGAACCAGTTCCCGCTTTGACTTTGAGAATATCTGCTGCTTCAAGAATGTACTTCTGTCCAGCAAGTGTTTCCAATGTTGTGTTTGCTGGAATGGATACGTTCTCTAGTAACTGAAAGTCTGCTGATGCAGAACCATCTCTAAATTGAACTTGGACTGTAACTGCATTAGTTGTCTTGTTTGCAATTGCAAGTCCTAAAATAACTGTTTGTGTATTTGCTGGGGCAGTGTATAAAGTTTGATATGAACTATTACTTACATTTGCCAGTGCAGCGTTTTTAAAAGTGTTCGCCATGTTTTTTTCCTATTGTTTATCCTAATGCAATCGCTAGTGCTGTTGCGTCATCTTCTGCTTGGTCGAATACCCCTTGCTGAACTTTTGCAACAGTAATTGTACCATCTGCAACACTATTTAGTGTGTTTACCCCATTCAATTGCATGACTTGAATGTTTTTTGTTCCACTAGGTGGAGCAGAAGAAAATGTCAAAGTAGTACCAGAAACCGTGTATGCAAGTCCAGAACCATGTCTTTGATATACATTATCAACGAACACCATAAAGTTTTCTGCCGTATTAGAGGCAGGAGTTTCTGTTAGTGTAAATGCAGTTGTTGAACCATTACCGTTAAACTCATCAATATGAGTATTTGAATTCGTTGCGGCTGCAGTAAGTAATTGTCTACCCATGTAAACAATTGAACCTCTGTCACCATTGTCGGGTGCTTCAGAAAAGTTAATCTTTGATACACCACTTGTTGTAGAAACAGAATAAGAATACTCTGGCTCTTGAACAATACCACCCAATACCACCAATAACTGAGTTGGTGATGCAACTGTATGGTCAAGATTATACTGTGTGGTTGTACCATCACCAGTAATAACCTGTCTCTCAAATACACCGTAGGACGGTTCTGCTCCAATATATGCCATTAGTTTCTACCTTTAAATTTCTTAATCATATTTATACTACTTTACTGCATCCCAAGATTGGTCTTCTTCATTCCAGTTATAAATTTTACCATCAGATGGATATTCAACTGGGCATTCCCAAAGACAAGTTGTATCGTTTAATGTCCAACTAGGAAATGGTTGTTCTTCATAAAATGCGTCTTTTAATTTATTATATACCCCACCAAGATTTGCATAATTCTTTCTTAATGCCTTAGATTGGTCAGAACTTTCTGTTCCATCTTCTTTGTAATGTTTACCGCCTCTAGTATTATACGAAGTCTGAATCCATTTGCCTGGAGTTTCATCAACAAGATTATCAATAAAATCTTGTTCTGCAACAATAACATTTATTACTTTACCACTTAAAACTTTTGCGTAATGTGCCATACTATATCTCCTATACTGTATACCTTAGTATTACTATGCCAGAACCACCACTACCACCTAAACTGCCAGGGGAGTTGTGTGTATTACCACCGCCTCCGCTGCCTGTATTTACTGTTCCAGAATAACCAGCACCACCGCCTCTACCGTTACCACCGCCACCAGAACCGCCATTACCACCAGCACTATCGTTATTATAAGAAGCGCCACCGCCTCCACCAGCTCTAGTCACTGAAGAACCTGTAATAGAAGAAGCTGTTCCAGCACCACCATTACCACCAGCTGAACCACTACCATTACTACCAGCACCGCCAGCGCCACCGCCACCGCCACCACCGTAATCGGGAGCATTTTGACCTGTACCGTCACCACCATCATTACCTTGTCCACTAGTACCAGAACCGCCATTTGATACTGAACCACCGCCACCACCTGAGCCGCCAGGCCTTCCGACAAGTGAACCACCGTAGTTACCGCCGCCACCACCACCTACAGATGTAACTGTAGTAACACCTGCTGCGGCAATCGAACTAGAACCACCATCATTACCTTGTCCAGCATTATATGCTGTTCCTGCTCCACCAGCACCCACTGTAACTGTAATACTACCTGTTGGATTTAAACCTGTTGCAGTTCTGTAACCACCAGCACCACCGCCACCAGCGTGTCTGTTTCCACCACCACCACCACCTGCTATACAAAGATATTCTGTATTTGGTCTTGGATTTGTTAATGTTCCAGAAGAAGTAAATGTGTGAATTCTGTAACTACCAGAAGTAGTAGCTGTTCCACCAGATGGTGCAGCGACAACTGTTTTTGTTATTGCATTTCCAGATGGTGTTGCGTCTGAGTTTTTGATGCTAATTGAAATCGTATCACCAGCAGTTTGTCCATAAACTTGAGATGGAGTTGCAAGTGTGAATGCACCAGAAGAGACTGATACACCAGTAACAGTATGGAATGCTGAACCACCTTCTGAAAATATTACACTAACACTATCAGTATTGTTTGTTACAGCAAAGACTAAGTTTGATGCGTATGCATTATTGATGTCACCAGTTATAGAACTAATATTTGGAATTAGGTTTGTTGAAATCCAACTAGACCCATCATAGAATTCTAATGAACCAGTTGTTGTATTCATTCTAGATTCACCTGAGTCTGGACTGCCTGGGCGTTGTCCAGTTGTACCTTTTGGTAAAGTAAATCCACCAGTTGATGTATTAGGTTTGTCTGAAACTGCTGTAGGTGTTACTACAACATTGTCCAATGCTGATGCAATAATATCACCATCAGCTTCAAATAGTTCTGCTATAATTTTTGATTTACTTGACATTAGAGTTGATACCTCACCATTATTTCTGAAGCGTTTGCAGGAGCAAATGTAAACGTAACAACTCCTGTACTTGTATTGATTGCATAATCTGTTGTTGGTTTTAAACAAATACCATTATAAAAAATGAATGCATTGTTTGTTGTTACACCAGTATTAGTTAAAGTAAATGTAGTGTCTGAACCATCACCAGTAAAACTATCGTAAACATAATCTGGGCCTCTACGAACATGAGAACGAAGTCCACCCATATGTTTAATTTCAATATCTGCACTTGCGTCTGGGGCAGATGTAAACGTAACTACATTGTTTGCAAGAGCATAGTTCGTTGCAACTTTCTGAAGAATACCATCAACAAATACCATAATAGAATTTGAATTTGCTGGAGTATCAGAAAGTGTAAATGCAGTTGCTGAACCATTACCAGTAAAAGCGTCTGTAGTAAAAGTTTGTAAGTTCGTTGCAAGTTGGGTTGAACCAATCGAACCAGCAGGTGGGGTCATATTGTAAGGCCCTACACCTTTATGAATAACATAGATGACTGCACCAGTTGGTACTGTCTCTGAGAAGTTTAGAATTCTGGGTTGAGAACTTGAGTTTTCGTGAACTGTATAAGCGGTATCTGGTTCTTGACGAACATTATCTAATACTACTTCAATGTTTGCAGACTCACTGCCTGGAACATCAATGCTTAACTCAACAGCAGCAGCATAGGTAACTCCACTAACCGTAATACTTCCAAAGTCTGTTTTTACAAAATCCTCTTTGGGAAATGTAGTAGAGACTTGATTTATAAATGGTACACCCAAGTAACTTGACATTATCTTCTACCCCTTATGCAACATCTTCTAGAATTGAACATACTACATCAACAGTTGATGCAGATGCATATACTCTCACTTGATCATTACCGTTTAACACAACCTTCTGACCCGACACCACCTTCAAAGCACCGCCCGCTGGGATTGGTGCATTTTTCACAATGTGAAATGATGCAGATGCAGATGCATCTCGTATCTGAACAGTAACCTGTACAGCAGATGAACCTGTGTTTGCAACGTCAAGTTCAATCAGAATTGAGTTAACGGCAGAACCAGATGCAGCAGCAGTATAGACAGTTGTTGGTGAAGAACTATTAGTACTTACACTTGTCGCAAATGCGTTTTTAAAATTGTTTGCCATTCTGACTTCTTCCTTTGTTTATATACTATTATTTATAAAGATTATCCAAGAGCAACACCAATTGCAATAGAAAAACCTTCCGTTGCTATCGTTCCACCTGTTGATGGACTTGATAGTTGAATCCCATTTTCATCCTGTATGAAACCACTCATATAGATATTTCTCCATTCCTTATTTGCAGCACCCAAGTCAAACGTGTTTGTTGCATTAGGAATGATGTGTGATGTCAAATCTGCGTTGATATTAATACTATCAGTATTAGCATCACCGACTGTGATATTACCACCAAGTGTGATATTACCAGTAACATCCAAGTTTCCACCAATATTAACATTACCAGTGAATGCATATGAACCGCTAATAATAGCGTTAATATCTGTTATTAATCCTTCAAGTGCAGTTTCTACAGTTGTATATGTAGGAGTACTTGCTGGAACTGAACCAGTGATACCACCACTGATATCCCCAACATCAGAACCAAGTAGATTATACTGTTCTCTCCACTGTTCAAAGGTAAAACTTGCTGGTGTATTACGAGTAGCCATTTAATTTTTATCCACTAATTGCAATAAGAGATTCTTTATTTCATGCATTTCGCACTTTAGATTATTTATGTCTCTTACCGCACTCCTAAGTTCATCCTTTGCTACTTTGGCATTACGAGAACGTGTAACTGCTGCTTCGTAAGCAGAAACATTTGTATTCACGATTGCACCCGATATTGTATCACGGGCAAGGTCTGGATATTCTTTTACTTTTAAATAATCTGTCATTTTAAGTTGCCAATGCGATTGCTCGTAAATCTTTCATACGAGGTGGTTCTGCACAGTTAGTTCCTTGCATTCTAATCTTAATTGCAAAAGAAATAAATTCTGGCAAGTTGTTTGCACTATATTCTCTTTCGATGAAATCATCAAAGTCTACAGAAGAGTTAACATTACTATCTGGAGCTCCATTGGTATTAAAGTATGTCCAACCAATTTCATCAAAATCAGATGCGTCATCAGAACGAAGTATCTTATACATTAATTGAATTTCTGCACTATCAAACTTAACTGCATCAACGAATACTTTCAATGATGTAGCAGCGGTTTTCAACTGCGCCTTACGAGTAACATATACAACCTCTCCAGAATCACCTTCTGGTTCTGTTGGCAGAACATAATCTTCTGGTGGATAAACATCTGAAGATGTATCCACATTATCTAATCTGTTTGCAACTGTAACCAAAGTCTTTCTATCCAAATCAATAATTGGTGAAAGGTTTTCTACAGATGAAGTCATCGTAAAGATAAGTTCAAATGATTTGTTACCAGACAATTCGTTAGTTTCATTAACTTGAGAACAAACAATTTTAGGGTCTTCAAAGTAATAGTTATCCGTAATTGGAATCTGGTCTGCTTGAGACAGAGTTTGTTTTACGAAAGACTGTTGAGAACCACTTGGTGAAGTACCAG